TTCTTCAGATTTGTCTCGATCGAATGATAAACCGTTTGATCCAAATTTTCAAACTAAGATTAGAATCGGCTCAGTAAATCGTACTTGCAATAGTTCAACAGAATCTTCCGAAACGAACTGTTCAACGTTGAATTCGAGTGATGAAATTGGGCCAATTGGAAATAGTTCATCCTCTACTCAGTCAGATTCAGATTCTTCCTCTTCGGAAACTTCATCTGAGTCGCAAATTGATTTTACTCAAATTGATTTAAAGCCCAGGACGTTTGTGTTTGATAGGCGTCATAATGGGTTTTTTTATAATTTAATGCTGTTGATAGCGTTGTTATTTTCCTTTGTGGTGAAATTTCCTGGTCGGCATGGGGTTAGAGAAATTTTGACTTTAATGACGTTGTTCAGTAGATTTTCAACACCATATAAGAAAACTTTATCACATATAGGATATAGATTTGGATTGGAGTTTATTTCAAAGGTAATTCAAAACAATCCGGTAATGGTGAAATTTAAGCCAGTTGTTGGAGTTTTTCATCGGTTGGTTTCAATTTTGGTGATTTTTGAGCAAGCATATAATGTTTATTGTGATATGAAGGTGGGACCTAGGTTTACGACAGTAACTCGTACTGTCCTGCCTGGTCATCATCCCATTTATCAAGAAAATAGACAGGCCGAAAGGGCTCTGCCACATTCAATGGGCCCAGTACGAACAAAACGTGAAAATGTGAGGTTTGCCGAAGTTTCAGTAAGTAATCATTTTGTTCCTTATTTAACACTGGATAATAAGAAATTTATAATAAATTTGTCAGCGTATTGTGATAGTATGGGTTGTTCAAATTTCATTAGTGTAAATGATGATGCCATGAAGGCAAAAATGGCACAAAGTGTAGCACACCATAGCGGAACTGAACAGTCAATGTTGACTTCAGTAAATTATCCGACGATCTATGCAGATACGGTGCGTTATGCTGTATTGGAAGCCGAGTATTATAATTGTGATAAGTATGCGGATTTTCAAGGCGGGCGAGCCGTAGTTTCTCATGTGATAGAAAATTTCGTGCCCGTTTTGTTATGTACGGCTATACCTGTGCGGAAGTTAATCTTCCGACAATTATCAATTATGATGCCGCTTTTAAGTTCCGTTATAGGCGTGATCCACTTTGTTTTAAGGCTGGTAGGACCCCAGTTGCAATTTCTCTTGGGCCCCACTTTGTCGGCGCTTCCTCCCCTCATCCGGACCATCTTGATGTTGTGAGTATGATAGAGGGAATGAAGAAGCGAATTGCCGCAATTACTCCAATAATAAAACAAGATGGTTTTATGAAATTTCAACAGTTTAGTGAGAAATTCTTTGAACGTTATTATTCAAATTGCAAATTTCAAAAAGAAGAGCAATTTGAATTTGAATCTTGGATTCAGAACGCGCCATATACATTGGCCAGGAAGCGTGAATTGTGTATGGTGTATGAAGCAATTGACCCAAATTTAATACCTGATACGACAGTAAAAATTTTTTCAAAAGATGAATCATACATGGAATATAAATATCCACGTGGAATATATTCACGAAGTGATGAGTATAAAGTGTTGGTAGGGCCATATTTTAAGAAATTGGGAGATCGGGTGTTTTCTCTTCCGCAGTTTATTAAGCACGTTCCGGTGGCCGATCGACCCCAATATTTGTTAAAGAAATTGAATGTAGTAGGATACAGAAAATTCTTTACAGATTATTCATCATATGAAGCGTCATTTGTACTGCAGGTTATGCGAGTTAGAACAGGGTTTTATCGATGGACGTTATCTGAGCACCCCCAGAAAAAATTGTTTGAAAAACGGTTTTTAGTACAAGAAGGGAAGAATAAATTAATTCATAAGTGTGTAACAGCAGAAATAAAAGTCAAAGTAATGAGCGGAGAGATGGATACGTCTGTAGGCCATTGCGTAATAAATGATGCGGTCCAGGCTTTTGTATGTTGTGAAATGAATCATAATGATATAGATCATTTTATGGATCACCATACAATTGAAGGTGATGATAATGCCGCAGCTTTATTGGAGTTGCCGAATGAACAACATTATGCAGATCTGGGATTTATTGTTAAGATAGAGTCCTCAGCCAATGTCGAAGATTTAGAATTTTGTGGATTGATATTTGATGTTGTTGATCAGAAAATAATTTCGAGTCCGCAAAAAGCTGTACTTAACTTTGGATATACAACAATGAGGTATGCAACGGCAGGTGTGCAAATACATAATTCTTTGTTGCGAGCAAAATCACTAAGTTATTTATATACTTATCCATGCTGTCCAATATTAACAGCGTTGGCGAAGTATGGAATTAGGGTGACGTCACAGACTGATTCATATTATGATTCTCATTTAGATTCATATAAAAGAACGGAG